AGATGTTCAAGGTGCCCGTGGAGAAGCACGGCATCAACGGCCACCTGCGCCAGAAGGGTAAGATTGCGGAATTGGCCCTCGGCTACGGCGGCTCCGTGGGTGCGCTCAAGGCGATGGGTGCTCTGGAGATGGGGCTGACCGAGGAGGAGCTCCCGCAGCTGGTGGATGCGTGGCGGCAGGCCAATCCGAACATCGTGAAATTCTGGTGGGCCGTAGATAAGGCCGTCATGGAGGCCGTCCGGTATAAGCACACTACCACGGACTATGGTCTGACTTTCTCCTGCCGGAGCGGGATGCTCTTTATTACGCTTCCCTCCGGACGGAAGCTGGCCTATGTGAAGCCCAAGGTGGGCACGAATAAGTTCGGCGGCGAGTGTATCACCTATGAGGGCATCGGCAGCACAAAGAAATGGGAACGGCTGGATTCCTACGGGCCGAAGTTCGTGGAGAACATCGTGCAGGCCACAGCCCGCGACATCCTCTGCTATGCCATGCGGACACTCCGATGCTGCTCCATCGTGATGCATATCCATGACGAGCTGGTCATTGAAGCTGACCCGCGCATGTCCTTGGACGCTGTTTGTGAACAGATGGGCCGGACGCCTCCTTGGGCAAAGGGCCTGCTGCTCCGGGCTGACGGCTATGCGACCCCGTTTTACAAAAAAGATTAAAAATCCTCCGCTCAAATCAGGCGTTCACCTTCAGTGGGAATCAGAGGTGGACGCCTATTTCTATGTCTGCCCGGAAAGGAGGAATCGCAGCATGAACGTCGATATGCACAACAGCGAAGGTTACCTCGACCTGACGGCATACGAGGCCATCAAGAAAATCGAGCAGGAACAACGCTCCGGTCGTGCGTTCCGGCCCATCGTCTACATCTGCTCTCCCTACGCTGGGAACATCGCAGAAAACATGGATGCCGCCAGACGCTACAGCCGGTTTGCCGTGGACAAGGGCTATATCCCCATCGCGCCACATTTGCTCTTTCCGCAGTTCCTGGACGATGCCGACCCGGACGAGCGGGAGCTTGGGCTTTTCTTTGGAAACGCCATCATGAGCAAGTGCTCTGAGGTGTGGGTATTCGGCAGCAGAATTTCTGCCGGTATGCAGGCAGAAATCAGACGGGCCAAGTGGAAAAATTACCGCTTGCGCTACTTCACCGAAGATTGTCAGGAGGTTTGAGACCATGTACGAAATCAGAGAAAACAGCCGCATCCTGAAGGACGGCACCGAGCTCACCACCTATACCCGCGACGTGGTCAGCGCCAATATCCTCGAAGTCGAGGCGGGCACCACCGGCTATCAGGGCGGTGACAGCGGCCACGGCGGGCGCACCTACTTCCGCATCGAGGACGCGGCCAGCACGGATATGGAAGTCCGAAGCTATGTCAACAAATACGGCAGCCCCGGCTTTGAGGTCATCCTCGGCGGCGACTGTGAGCTGGAGACCACGATTCGGGCGCTGAAGTTCATCACGAAGGTTCTGGAGGAAGAAGCAGCGGAGGTGTATGACTAATGTTCACGATTTATAGCGCCGACGTCACCGGCAATCCCGGCAACTGCTCCTACCTGCACAAGCAGGTGGTGTTGGATGAAGCCTCTTTGAAGGCCACCGTCTGCCACGACTATGTCTGCGCTGAGTACCGGAACAGCTACCGCAACGGCGACAACTTCATCGGGAGCGACTGTCTCCCGGTGGATTGCGACAACGACCACTCGGAGAACCCGGAGGACTGGATTACCCCGGAGGACGTACTCCAGCACTTTCCCAGCGTCACCTTTGCCGTTCACTTCAGCCGCTTCCATATGCGGGAGAAGAACGGGAAGGCTGCGCGGCCCAAATTCCATGTGCTCTTTCCCATCGACTATGTGACCGACCCGGCGCTCTACAGCGATATGAAGAAGCTGGTCAACTCCATCTTCCCGTACTTTGACACCAATGCGCTGGATGCCGCCCGATTCTTCTTCGGCACCACCGCAGCAGAGGTCGCGCTCTATCCAGGCCGGATGAACCTGACCGAATTTCTGGAGGAGGACGATTTTGACTCCGAGCTGCCGGACGGCGGTTTCGGTCAGAGCACCGTTATCCCGGAGGGTAGCCGAAACGCCACCATGTCCCGCTTCGCCGGTCGCGTCATCAAAAAGTACGGCGATACCGACGAGGCGTATCAGGCGTTCCTGGACGAGGCTGCCAAGTGTGTGCCTCCGTTGGAGAAGAGTGAGCTGAACACCATCTGGCACAGCGCCCAGCGTTTTTTCTCCCGCATCCGGGAACAGGCCGGGTACGTCCCTCCGGAAGCCTATAACGACCCCAGCAGCTATAAGCCGGAGGATTATTCGGACGTCGGTCAGGCTGAGGTCATGGCCCGCTACTTTTCCGGGGAGCTCCGCTATTCTCCGGCCACCCACTTCATCCGCTACAGCGACCACTACTGGCAGGAATCCGAACCCGGCGCACAGGCCGTGGCCCATGAACTGACCCGTCGTCAGATGAAGGAAGCCAACCGCGACCTGATGAATGCGCTGGTAAAGATGAAGAACAACGGAGCCCAGACCATTCTGGACGGCACCTCCAAGGCAAAGGCCGAACAGCTCATGAGCGACGAGCAGCTGCAGGCGTTTCAGGAATTTCTGCAGGCGAAGGCGTATCAGGTGTTTGTTATCAAGCGCCGGGATTCCAAGTACATCACTTCGGCGCTGAAGGAATCCCACCCCATGCTGGAGATTTCGCCCAGAGACCTGGATGCGGACTGCTTCGCCCTCAACACCCCGGAGGCCACCTACGACCTGCGCAAGGGCATGGCCGGAGCGCGGGAGCACTCGCCGGAGGACTTCGTCACGAAAATCACCTCAGTCACACCCGGCCAGAAGGGTCAGAAAATCTGGCAGGACTGCCTTGAGCTCATCTTCCAGCACAATCAGGAGCTCATCGATTATGTCCAGATGATTTGCGGGCTGGCCGCCATCGGCAAGGTCTATGTGGAGGCCCTCATCATCGCCTACGGAGATGGCCGGAACGGTAAGAGTACCTTCTGGAACGCGGTGTCCCGTGTGCTGGGTCTGTACAGCGGCAACATCTCTGCCGACACCCTGACCGTGGGCTGTCGCAGGAACATCAAGCCGGAGATGGCGGAGGTCAAGGGCAAGCGGCTTCTCATTGCAGCCGAGATGCAGGAAGGTGCCCGCCTGAACGATTCCACGGTCAAGCAGCTCTGCTCCACGGACGACGTGTTCGCGGAGAAGAAGTACAAAGACCCGTTCTCCTTCAAGCCCTGTCACACGCTTGTGCTGTACACCAACCACCTGCCTCGCGTCAGCGCCTCCGACGACGGTATCTGGCGCAGGCTCATCGTCATCCCGTTCAATGCCAAGATTACCGGAAAGAGCGACATCAAGAACTACGGCGAGTACCTCTACGACAATGCAGGAGAGAGCATTCTGGCATGGGTCATCGAGGGTGCCAAAAAGGTCATCGACCTGGATTACCAGATTCCCGTTCCGGCCTGCGTGAAGGCGGCCATCGACGAATATCGGAGCCAGAACGACTGGTTCGGTCATTTCATGGAGGACAAGTGCGAGACCGGCGACGGATTCCGGGAGAGCTCCTCCTCGCTGTATCAGGCGTATCGGAACTACTGCATCGATACCAACGAGTATGTGCGCAGCACGGCAGACTTCTACTTTGCGATGGAGAGCGCCGGATATGAGCGCGTGACCCTGAACCGGAAACGGTATTTCAAGGGAGTGCGGCTGCGGACAGACGTGGACGACGCCGGAGACGATTTCCTGACCTGAGAGCCCAAATGACAAGGTGTATCAATGTGTTTTACAGACTTTTTCTAAAGGCTAAAAAAATCAAGACAAGAAAAAGTCTTGTATTGGCATTGATACACCTTGCACGACCAGTGAAAAGGAGCGTTTTATGCGAGAAAAGGACATCGAGAAAAAATTATCCCTGATGGTAAAAAAGGCCGGTGGCATCGCCGTGAAGTTCGTGTCTCCGAGTTTCGACGGGATGCCCGACCGCCTTGTCTTACTGCCGGATGGCGTAATCGCCTTCGTAGAACTGAAAGCACCGGGAAAGGCCCCACGCCCGCTCCAGTTGGCACGGCACCGTCTGCTGCGGTCGTTGGGCTTCCGGGTGTATGTGATTGACAGCCCAGAACAGATTGGAGGGATGCTGGATGAACTTCAAACCACATGACTATCAGGCGTATGCCATCGACTACATCGAGACCCACCCGGTGGCTGCCGTCCTGTTGGACATGGGTCTCGGCAAGACGGTCATCTCCCTGACGGCCATCGCCGACCTGCTGTTCGACAGCTTTGAGGCCCACCGCGTTCTGGTGGTCGCACCCCTTCGCGTGGCCCGTGACACCTGGCCTGCAGAAATCGAAAAGTGGGCGCACCTGCAGGAGCTGACCTATACCGTTGCGGTGGGCAGCGCCAGAGAGCGGAAGGCCGCATTGATGGTCAGCGCCGACATCACTATCATCAACCGCGAAAACCTGACCTGGTTCATTGAGAGCAGCGGTTTTCCGTTCGACTATGACACTGTTATCATCGACGAGCTGTCATCCTTCAAAAACCACCAATCCAAGCGTTTCAAGTCCCTTATGAAAGTGCGGCCCAAGGTGAAGCGCGTCATCGGGCTGACCGGCACACCGTCCTCCAACGGTCTCATGGATTTGTGGGCAGAGTTCCGGCTGCTGGATATGGGCCAACGCCTCGGTCGCTTCATCACACAGTACCGGAACACCTTCTTTCTGCCGGACAAACGCAACGGACAGATAATCTACTCCTACAAGCCCATGCCGGGAGCGGAGGATGCCATTTATGGCCGTATCGCTGACATTACGATTTCCATGAAATCCACCGACCACCTGAAGATGCCGGAGCTGGTCTCCACCCGCTACGAGGTCTATCTCTCCGATGCGGAGTCTGACCGGTATGAGGAGCTCAAACAGGCGCTCATCCTGCAGCTCCCGGACGGCGAGGTGACTGCTGCCAACGCAGCGGCCCTGACCGGAAAGCTGGCCCAGCTCGCCAACGGCGCTATCTATGCCGACACCGGCGATACAATAGAATTCCATGACCGGAAGCTGGATGCGCTGGAGGATATCATCGAATCCGCCAACGGCAAGCCAATTCTCGTGGCCTACTGGTTCCGGCACGACCTGCAGCGCATCAAGAAGCGCTTCGACGTCCGGGAACTGAAATCCAGTAAGGACATCGCCGACTGGAACAGCGGCAAAATCCCGGTGGCCGTCATCCATCCAGTCTCCGCCGGTCATGGCCTCAACCTGCAGGTAGGCGGTTTTACCCTCATCTGGTTCGGCCTGACGTGGTCTCTGGAGCTCTACCAACAGACCAACGCCAGACTGTGGCGGCAGGGTCAGAACTCCGGCACCGTGGTGATACAGCACGTCATCACCAAGGGCACCATCGACGAGCGCATCCTGAGAGCGCTGGAGGCCAAGGACAGAACGCAGGCCGCGCTTATCGATGCGGTCAAAGTGACGCTGGAGGTGTGAGTTGTGGATGACGCTTATATCCGGCTGTCCCACGCCATCGTGGTGCTGGCGGCAAAGGACTACGATGCCGAGCTCGACTGGTTTCGGCAAAATCTGCCACGGGACGAGGAGGATAAACAGCACCAGACCTATCTCAATCACAAAGCCGAACTCCAGAGCCTTGAGCGGTTCTTCCGTTCCGGATGGTTTGAACTGCTCTCCGGTCTGGACGGCGAGGCACTCATGGAAAAAATACGGGAAGGAGGAATCGCCAGATGACTGCAAAGCAATATCTCTCCCAAGCCTATCGGCTGAACGAGCGCATCAATTCCGACCTGTCCGAGCTGGACAGGCTGCGCGACCTGGCTACCAGCCTGAGCAGTGTGAACTACGACGGCATCCGGGTCTCCAGCACCAGGAGTACGGAAGCGCCCTTTGAGAAGACCATCTGCAAAATCATCGACGCGGAGAAGAAGATAAACGCGGAGATAGACCGGCTGGTAGATATGAAGGCCGAAATCAGCGAGGCCATCTCGCAGCTGGCCAATGTGGACGAACAGCTCCTTCTCCGCTTCCGGTACATCAACAATTACGGCTGGGAGAAAATTGCGGTGCTGATGAGCGTATCCATGCGGACGGTTCATCGCATCCACGCCTCGGCTCTGAGAAATTTTCAGCCGCCAGAATAAAGTTGGCACACTTTGGCACAGAATGGCACATTGATAAGTGGTATTATGGTAGTATGAAAAATATGGCCAAGCCTTCGTGGGAGAAATCCTGCGGAGGCTTTTTCTATCCCCGGAGGTGATTGTGAGATGCCCAAGAGACCAAAGCGGCCCTGTTCCTTTCCCGGCTGCCCCAACCTGACAGACGGGCGCTTCTGCCCGGAGCACGAGAAGCTGGAAGCCCAGCGCTACGAACGCTATGACCGCGACCCTGCGACCAAGCGCCGATACGGACGGGCATGGAAACGCATCCGGGACAGCTATGCAGCGGAGCACCCACTGTGTGAGGTCTGCCTTGCGAAAGGCGTGTACACGCCAACCGAGGAGATTCACCACAAGCTCCCACTCTCACAGGGAGGAACCCACGACCGCAGCAATTTGATGGCTCTCTGCAAAGAGTGCCATGCGCGGATTCATGCCGAACGCGGCGACCGCTGGCATAATCGGGAGACCCGGTAGGGGCGGTCAAAATCTCTACGGCCTTTTCCCCGTGGAACGGGCGCGGAGCTTCGTGCGCAAAAATGGCGAAATCAAAAGGGTAATTAAGGAAGGTGAACTTGGATGGCTACAAAATCGAATAACACAGGCGGGCGCGGCGGCGCAAGACCCGGTGCGGGAAGGAAGAAATCCGCAGTCAAGGACAAGACCGAAAACGGGAATCCCGGCGGCAGAAAACTTGAAGTGCTGGACATTCCCAAAGTCGAGGGTGTTGCTATGCCGAAGCCTCATGATTTTCTGTCTGCCGAGCAGCGGGACGGCAGCGTCTTGCAGGCGCAGGAAATCTACACGGAAACCTGGCAATGGCTTAAAGGCATCGGCTGCGCCGCAAAGGTATCGCCGCAGCTTTTGGAGCGGTACGCCATGTGTTCCGCTCGGTGGGTGCAGTGCGAAGAGATGACCAACCGCATGGGTTTTCTCTCCAAGCACCCTACCACAGGAAAGCCAATCCCGTCTCCGTTCATCAACATCGGTATCAACTACATGAACCAGGCGGTGCGGCTTTGGAATGAGATCTTCCAGATCGTGAAAGAAAACTGCAGCACGGAATACGGCGAGTCAACGCCGCAGGATGACCTGATGGAGCACCTGCTCCGTGCAAGAAAGGGGTAACACCATGTTTGAAAAAGTCAATCCGTGCCACCCGGACAAGGTTGCTGACCGAATCGCCGGTGCGCTGGTGGATTTGGCATACAAGAAATCCGAGAATCCCCGCATTGCCGTGGAGGTCCTTATCGGTCACGGTGTGTGCCACATCATTGCGGAAACTTCCGCTCCGTTGGACAAAGCCGCTGTGACCGCTGCCGTTCGCCGCATTGCCGGAAATCTTACGGTGGATTATGCGGAAGTACCGCAGGACGGACACCTTGCCGATAACCAAGCAAACGGAATCCGCTGCGGTGATAACGGCATCTTCAAAGGAATGCCTGTGACCGCAGAAGAGAAAAAGCTGTCTGAAATTGCGAAGAGCATCTTCAAGATGTATCCGCATGACGGCAAGTACATTCTGGACGGTAACCGGCTCATTCTCTGTCAGAGTAACGCTGGTACACAACGTTTGCGTGAGATTTATTCCAATGCTGAAATCAATCCTCTGGGCGATTGGACGGGCGGCACGGATGTAGATACCGGTGCTACCAACCGCAAGCTGGGCAGCGATATGGCAGACTCCGTCACTGGCGGCGGTCTGCACGGGAAAGATCTGTCCAAGGCAGATGTCAGCGTGAATATTTACGCTTTTCTCAAAGCCCAGGAAACCGGAAAGTCGGTCACCCTATGCTGTGCCATTGGGGACAGCACCGTGGACGGCAGACCGTATTCCGAAATCGTAGAAATCGCTCGGAACTATATCCGCTCTGTGGGCGGCTTCGAGAAATTTGCGGAATGGGGGCTGGTATGATGAAAACGACCACAGAGATGAAACTCGTCCCCATTCCAAAACTCGTTCCCTATGTCAACAACGCGCGAACCCACTCCCCGGCGCAGATCAACAAGCTCCGCTCCTCTCTCCGGGAGTTCGGTTTCATCAATCCCGTCATCATCGACCGTGACTATGGCGTAATTGCCGGTCACGGTCGTATTCTTGCCGCCAAGGAGGAAGGCATCGCCGAGGTACCCTGTGTCTTTGCCGACCACCTCACCGAAGCCCAGAAGAAAGCGTATATCATTGCAGACAACCGCATGGCGATGGACGCAGGGTGGGATGAAGAACTCTTGCGCGTAGAAATCGAAGCCTTGCAGGCGGCGGACTTTGACCCGCTCCTCACCGGCTTTGACGAGAAGGAACTCAGTAAGCTGTTCGATGACGGCAAGGACATCCAGGAGGACGATTTCGATGTGGATGCCGAGCTGCAGAAGCCGACCTTCACCAAGTCCGGCGATGTCTGGACGCTGGGACGGCACAGACTTGTGTGCGGTGACAGCACCAAGGAGGAAACCTATGCCGCTCTCATGGACGGCCGCAAGGCTAACCTCGTCATCACCGACCCGCCCTACAACGTGAACTATGAGGGCAGCGCCGGAAAAATCAAAAACGACAACATGGCATCGGAAAAGTTTTTCAACTTCCTCTTCGATGCCTTTTCCAATATGGAGAAGGTCATGGCGGACGATGCCTCTATCTATGTGTTCCATGCTGATACCGAGGGGCTGAATTTCCGTAAGGCGTTTGATGCCGCAGGGTTCTACCTCTCCGGCTGCTGTATCTGGAAGAAGCAATCCCTGGTGCTGGGACGCTCCCCGTATCAGTGGCAGCATGAGCCGTGTCTCTACGGTTGGAAAAAGAAAGGCAAGCACCAGTGGTACACCGGGCGCAAAGAGTCCACCATCTGGGAGTTCGACAAGCCCAAGAAAAACGGTGACCACCCCACCATGAAGCCCATCCCGCTTCTGGCCTATCCCATTCAGAACAGCTCCATGGCAAACTCCGTGGTGCTTGATCCCTTCGGCGGGTCCGGCTCTACGCTCATTGCCTGTGAGCAGACCGACCGTATCTGCTGTACCATCGAACTGGACGAGAAATTTTGCGATGTCATTGTCCGCAGATACATAGAGCAGGTCGGCACGGATGAAAAGGTCAGCGTCCTGCGGGACGGAAAAGAATACAAGTTCAGCGAGGTAGCGATCCATGACGAATGACGCGCACAGCATTGTGTGGTATGAACAGTCCTGCGGCGAGAATGACCCAACATAATCTACACCGTAAATTTGCAGATATAACTGGATATATACCGAGCCTGACGGTAATATGTGACTACAGCAAATCCAAAGAAGAAAATGGACTTGCAGACTCGCCCTAAAGATGGTGAGCCCAAAAATCAAGGAGGTCACGAAAATGACGATTACAATCCATGCCCAGGGCGCGGAACGCAAGCGTCTGGTGCAGACCATCGCACAGTGGCTCGGCTGTGAAGCCAAGTACCTGGGGGTTCCGTCCTGCGCCTACCAGGTGGACTACTTTACCATCGACCGAAAAGGCAGCCTTTCCTTTGACGACTGTGCCGACAGCGAGGTCATCGAGCGGCTCTTGCAGCACATCTACGATGAGGGCTTTGATATCGACCAGAGCCACACCGATGCCGAGGACGAGCCTTGCGCCGTCTGCATTTCCATGCCGAGGAGCCTGTTCACCGACGGCAATCTGGAAAACCTCAAGGCGCTCATTGCCGCCAAGGGTGGTCTTATCAAGAAAGCCCTCGGCGTAGCTGACTTGCCACTGGAAATCACGGACACGAAGGTATCCTTCCCCTGGTTCCCGGCGACTCCCACCCCGGATGAGATGAACGCCTATGACACCTTCATTTGCAAGCTGTGCGAAATTGCACGGAATCAGAAACGGGTCAATGCAACGGAAAAGCTGATTGACAACGAGAAATACGCATTCCGCTGCTTTCTCCTACGGCTCGGCTTCATCGGTGAGGAATACAAAACCGCGCGAAAGATGCTGCTGAAGAACCTCTCCGGCTCATCGGCTTTCAAGAACGGAGGTGCGCAGCATGAGATTTCCGAGTAACGAAACGGTCGAGTGCATCCGAAGAGAATACCCAGTCGGCACTCGTGTGGAGCTTGTTCAGATGGATGACCCACAGGCTCCGCCTGTCGGCACGAAAGGCACTGTGCGCGGTGTGGACAATATCGGCAGCATCATGGTTGCCTGGGATAACGGCTGCGGACTGAGCGTGGCTTACGGCGAGGATATCTGCCGTAAACTGCTGTAATATACACAGTTTCCAGACCACAAGATCGTGTAGTTTATGGTTCAGATATAACTGGATATGGTGTGTTTTCAGAGGTAATATGTGACTACCGAAAGGGAAAACGAACCAAAACGGAGGTCACAAACATGAGCCAGAGAACAGAAAACCAGGTAGCCGAAATGAAGAAGCAGACCATCGGGGTTGAGGTCGAAATGAACAGCATCACCAGAGAGAAGGCCGCAAGACTGGCAGCCATCTTCTTCGGTACAGGACGATACGAGAACACCGCTTGCCGCAACGGCTACTGCACCTGGTCGGCTTGGGATGAGAGCGGACGCGAGTGGAAATTCCAGAAGGACGTCAGCATCGCAGGACCGGACAGCGAGAAATGTGAGATGGTCACGCCAATCCTCACCTACGCTGACATGGAGACCCTGCAGGAGCTTGTCCGCCGCCTGCGCAAAGCGGGAGCCAAAAGCGATGCCACCAGAGGCTGCGGTGTTCACATCCACATCGGTGCAAAGGGGCACACGCCCCAAACACTGCGAAATCTCGCAAACATCATGGCAAGCCACGAAGACCTCCTGGCAAGCGCACTGAACCTCGACAGAGGCCGCATCAGCCGCTATTGCCGCACGGTCGACCACAGATTCCTGGAACGGCTGAACAGCAGAAAGCCCACTACCATGGCGGCCTTGGCAGACATTTGGTACGGCAGCCAGAACGCCACCTACGGCAGAGACCACCATTACAACGACAGCCGCTACCATATGCTGAACCTCCACGCAACCTTCACCAAGGGAACGGTCGAGTTCCGACTCTTCCAGTTCGATGCCCCTGCGGACGGAAAGATGAACGGACTCCACGCAGGACAGCTTAAGAGCTACATTCAGCTTTGCCTCGCCCTGAGCCAGATGGCAAAAACGGTGAGGACTGCAAGCCCCAAGCCACAGCAAAACGAAAATCCCAAATACGCAATGCGCACTTGGCTCCTTCGCCTCGGCTTTATCGGCGACGAATTCAAGACCGCAAGAGAGCTCCTCACGAAGCGCCTGGATGGGGGTGCAGCCTTCCGCAGCGGCAGAGCAGCCGCTTGAAGGACGCAGCCCAGAGGCCCTCGAACCCGCTGATGGCGGGCTTTCGGTGGTAGAAGGCAACTTCGGAAAGGAGTATTTTTATGGAAAAACGCTATTACATCGCCTACGGCACTAACCTCAATATCCGCCAGATGCGGAAGCGCTGCCCGTCGGCACGAATCATCGGCACATCAAAGCTCAACGACTATGAACTGCTTTTCAAGGGCAGCAAGACGGGTTCTTATCTCACGGTAGAAAAGAAGTCCGGCGGATCGGTTCCTGTTGCTGTATGGGAAGTCACTGCGGATGACGAAAAAGCCCTGGACCGTTACGAGGGTTTCCCGAACTTCTATTACAAGAAGGAGATGACTCTACCAATCAAGGGTATCCGCACGGGCAAAATCCGTAAGCGCCGGGTATTCGTGTACATCATGCATGAGGACAGGCCCATCGGCATTCCGTCCGTTCCTTATATGCAGACCTGCATCCAGGGCTACGACGATTTTGGCTTTGATCGGCTGGTGCTGATAGACGCTTATCTCAAATGTGGGGAGGAACATCATGAAGGAAAATAACATCATCCGAATATCGGTTTGTCCCAGGTGCGGACAAGCCTACCGGGAGCATCCGGCTCTTTCAAGGCTCGACAACGAAACGCTCATCTGCCCGGATTGTGGCACACGGGAGGCGCTCGATTCCATCGGCGTAAAGCCGGATGAGCAGGAGCAGATCATCGCCTCCATTCACCGCTGCCGCCAGCCGGAATAACGCTGTAAAATACACAGTTTTTACTCCGAATGATCGTGTACTATATGCCTCCGAAATGACTGGATATATCCCGGACATGACGGTAATATACACTCACAACAAAACAAACGGAGGTACACGATTATGTGGAAAGAAGGCAGCATCAGAGTTAACGGTGAGGTTTTTCACTACTGGATGAAGCAGTACGACAAAGGCTCCGAGTGGGGTATCGACGGCGGACGAATTTCCAAGCTCATGCTTAAGCGGGACGGCAAAATCGTCTGCAACTACGACAGAGGCTGGGACATCGAACCCGCCGATGAAAACACACAGCTGGCAACGGAGCTTCTGATCCACAGCGAGAACTGGTAAAAAACCAAAATTTCAAAGCAACGGCTCCGTAAGGGGCTGTTGCTCGTTATACGGAAGGTCGCACCGATTTCGGTGGCGGCTATTTTTTATACCCTGGAGGTGGTCTCTACGAGAAAACTGAAAAACTACAAGCCCACAAGGTTCATGGAGAAAGCCTCTCACTACGATGCTGACGCTGCGGATTATGCCGTCATGTTCATCGAAAGTCTGTGCCACACCAAAGGCACCTGGGCGAGAAAGCCTTTCGAGCTCATCGACTGGCAGGAGCAAATTATCCGGGACATTTTCGGTGTCCTCAAGCCCAACGGATACCGACAGTTCAATACGGCATACATCGAGATTCCCAAGAAACAGGGTAAGTCGGAGCTTGCCGCTGCGGTGGCACTCCTGCTCACCTGCGGTGACGGAGAGGAACGAGCCGAGGTCTATGGCTGCGCCGCCGACCGTCAGCAGGCGTCCATCGTTTTCAATGTGGCGGCTGACATGGTTCGTATGTGCCCGGCGCTCTCCAAACGAGTGAAAATCCTGGACTCCCAGAAGCGAATTATCTATCAGCCCACGGGGAGCATCTACCAGGTGCTTTCCGCTGACGTCGGTAACAAACACGGTTTCAATACCCACGGTGTTGTTTTCGATGAGTTACACACCCAGCCCAACCGAAAGCTGTTTGATGTTATGACCAAGGGTTCTGGCGATGCTCGTATGCAGCCGTTGTACTTTCTTATTACCACGGCGGGCAACGATACCAAATCCATCTGCTACGAAATTCACCAGAAGGCAAAGGACATCATTGAGGGCAGAAAAATCGACCATACCTTCTATCCCGTTATCTACGGTGCAGACGAGTCGGACGATTGGACTGACCCTGCCACTTGGAAGAAAGCCAACCCCTCCCTGGGCATTACGGTGGGCATCGACAAGGTGCGTGATGCCTGTGAGTCGGCAAAGCAGAACCCCGGCGAGGAGAACTCCTTCCGTCAGCTTCGTTTGAACCAGTGGGTCAAGCAGGCTGTCCGTTGGATGCCGATGCACCTTTGGGACAAATGCGAGTTCGCTGTCAATGAGGACGATCTGGAAGGCCGTGTCTGCTACGGCGGTCTGGACTTGTCCTCCACCACAGATATTACGGCATTCGTTCTGGTGTTTCCTCCGGAAGATGAGGATGACAAATACGTCATCCTGCCGTACTTCTGGATACCGGAGGAAAACCTCGAACTGCGTGTCCGGCGTGACCATGTGCCATACGATGTGTGGGAACGGCAAGGGTACCTCCAAACCACAGAAGGCAATGTCGTTCACTACGGCTACATCGAGAAGTTCATCGAAAGCCTGGGTGAGCGTTTCAACATCCGTGAAATCGCCTTCGACCGCTGGGGTGCTGTGCAGATGGTGCAGAACCTTGAGGGCATGGGCTTTACGGTCGTTCCCTTCGGACAGGGCTTCAAGGATATGTCCCCGCCCACCAAGGAGCTGATGAAGCTGGTGCTGGAGCAGAAAATCGCTCACGGCGGACATCCGGTCCTTCGTTGGATGATGGACAACATCTTCATCCGCACCGACCCGGCGGGCAACATCAAGCCGGACAAGGAGAAATCCACAGAGAAAATTGATGGTGCCGTGGCAACCATTATGGCACTCGACCGTGCAATACGGTGTGGGAATGATAACGGCGAGAGCGTGTATGACCACCGTGGGCTTCTGTTCCTCTGATTTCATGCATAAAAATCTTAGTTTCTGCACATAGCAAACCGAAGCATATGCAGATAATCCCCTTAACCCGCTTGACTTTCTGCATACAAAATGGTACAATAATATGCAGAAACGGAGGGATACTGTGAGAAAGTTCGATTATTCATTTTTGGATAACGGTTTGCTTCCCGCAAACCTTATCAGCATAACCAGTAACATCTATTCTCTGCGCACCGCCGCAGGTGTTCGCAAGGAAGAATACGCACAGGTTTTCACCGAGTTGGAAGCCGTGGCAAAGGTGCAGTCAGTCAAAAGCTCCAATGCCATCGAGGGCATCGTCACCAGCGATCAGCGTATTGCGGAAATTGTGAACCGGAGCAGCGCGCCGCTGAACCATAACGAAGCGGAGATCGCCGGATACCGCGACGCACTGAATGCAATCCATACGGGATATGAGCATCTGTCCTTCAGCGAACGGGATATTCTGCGGCTGCATGAGATGATGATGTCTGTTGCTGGGTACGAATTTGCCGGACAGTACAAGAATACAGACAATGTGATTTTAGAGATTGCGCCGGACGGCACTCGAAGCGTTCGCTTCCGTCCTACACCGGCCGCCGAAACAAAAGCCGCCATGGAACAGCTGGAACTCGCCTATGCGGACGCCTGCTCCAACGCAAATATCAATCAGCTTCTGCTGATTCCCTGCGTAATCCTGGATTTCCTCTGCATTCACCCGTTCCGGGACGGCAACGGCAGAATGTCGCGGCTTCTGTCACTCCTGCTTCTGTACAAGAACGGCTTTGACGCCGGTAAGTACATCTCCTTTGAGGAGCAGATCAACAACTACAAGGCATACTATTACGAGGCGCTCCGTCAGTCCTCAGATGGTTGGAACACCAATGAAAACGACTACTTCCCGTTTATACAGAATTTCCTCTCTACCCTGTATATGTGCTATAAGGAATTGGACAAACGGTTTGCTGTTGTGCATGGTAAGAGAGTCACAAAGACTGCCCGCATTGAAGCAACCGTACTCGGCAGTCTGACGCCTGTTTCCAAAGCGGAGATTTGCGCTATTCACCCGGATATCAGCCCGACAACTGTGGAAGCCGTTCTGGGTAAGATGGTAAAGGCAGGTCAGATCAAGCGCATCGGTGCCTCAAGGAACACACGATATGTAAGGAACGAATAACTTGAGATTCCCTTAAATAGTGTCTACACAAGATCAGGTCAAAACAGTACACCAAATAGCAATGCAACGAATTTGCACAGCAGCCAGAAAAGATGTTGTAGTTTTTGCATATCG